TAATATTCTTCTAAAATTGTTCCTGAATATAAATTATAAATAGTTGATTTTTTTGAATAGATGTGTGAAGTAGCTGGAACAACATTTATAGCTCCATACGTGTCATCATTATCAGTAGCACATCTATATAAATACATTTTTGTTGCATCTCCTGAGGTTCCTCCACTCCCAAACGCTGCCTTTCTAGTTGTATCAGTAGAAGTACTGTCTTTTGAATAAACATTTATATTTAAACTTTCAACATTTCCAACGTCATGTACTACTACTCCTTTTGTGTCAGAGTAATTGCAATTTAACCGTATTATTTTTGTAGTCTCATGCGCTGTAGACGCATTATTGGCAACGGTTGAATTTCCTTCTCCTGCATATTTTGCTACTGTTCCTGTTTCTATAACATTACATATATAACTGCCAGAGCAATGATAATTAAACAAATCAAGATAAGCATGATAACCCACGCAATCTTCTATCCAGCAATTAACTGTTCCTGATATGTTTAGTAAATTAACTGAAGTACTTTCTGTCCAAGCGAGTTTACAACTCTTCATTGCCAACGTGACTTGATTAGCAGATGCATTAGTAATATTAAGCCCCCCTATAAATGTTATATTCTTAAAATAATAATTGCAAGAAGCAGGAAAAGATTGTGTCCCCCATCCTGGAGCTATATGTAAACCTATATTTGCATCTGGTTGTCTTCCATCTTGTGTCCTGACATAAAGAACATTAGTTGAATAATACCAAGTGCCAGCTTCTGCTTGTACTTCTTCCAATGTATTTTTTTTCGTTAATTTAGAAGGAATATTCTCAGAAGTTTGAAAAGAATTATCTATTATTATATGATTTGTAACTGTAAATGTGCAAGAATATACCCCTCCTCCTTGATTTGTCCATGTCCTTTCACTTCCTTTATATCCATACATTATTGTTGCCTGCCCGTCGTCACAAATCCATTCACTATTTGTATTTTGAAAAACATTGTCACTTAAAGAGTTGTAAAATCCAGCTTTAATATAAGTCCTTGCGGCGTTTATAGACATCGCTTTTGAAAATGTCTTGTATGCAGTTGCCCAGCTATCTCCATTAGAAGAGTCATTTCCATTTACTCCATCTACATATTTAGTAGCAGGACTCCCTCCAACTCTGAAAGAATCTAAAGTATAATTACTAATTACAGCTTTATCATTTTGCCATAATATGTTGAAATTCCCCATTGGGTGAGTAAAAGGAACAGTAATTATTTCCTGCCCTCCCTCACCTCCCAATCTCCCTAATAATCTTATTGCTCCCATATTAGTTCAGTACTTTAATTGAATAACTCTTCACCAAAGCTCCCGCAGTTCCGTCAGGAAAAACAAAAACTATCAGTTCATTTTTCTTACCAGCCGTAAATGTATCCGATCCGGCGCGCGCCGTTCCAATGTTTGTTGTAACCAGCGACGCCGATGCCCCCGCATCCAGCACCACACGGGCCGATGAATTTTCAACCAACGTCGAACTAACCGCAGGCGTATGTGCCGTATTAATCGAAGTAATCTTATACGATACCTCTGTACCTGTAGACAGGTTAATCTCCCCTGCATAATCCTGACTCAGCAAAGCACTTTCCTGCAAACCTGTCACGGCTCCAGTTCTCCCGTTAACCGACGTAACTTGCCCCTTTGTATCCGTGTCCGTCCAATCGTTTATGTCGGGGTTCCACACCCACACCGTGTCGGTAGATCCCACTACAGCGAACCATCCGCCTTGTCCTGCAGGGTGCGCAGCCCGCAAAGCCGAAGGTGTTGTGTAATATCCTTTGCCATACTCATTCAGCGCAGCCAGCTTATTTTTTTCACCTGTAGTATAGTTATTGTCTGTTAACACTTTTCCAGCTTCAAAAAGCTTATTGTAAATTTCCGTAAACATGTCGTTCAGGTAACTTCTTAAAACACTCCATAGCGTCTCACTCCCTGGAATCGTAATCTTTGCCATAATATTATTTTTTAATCAGTTAAATACATCGAATCTTCTAAAATCACAGGGTCCGACAAGCTTCTCAAAACATAGTGTTTTGTCCCCAGCATGTAATCCACCGCATCTTTATATGTCTTCAGGCCGGGATAAGCTTCGTTGGAATACGCGGCCGACATCCCGCCGCCGCCAACGATTATTTCTGTCACTCCTCCCCCGCTTAACGTTATTTCTGTTATCATGCTTCTGCTTTTATTTCCGATTCTAATAAGCTATATATCTCCGCAACAGCAACACGCTTTTCTACGCCGTTTGATTCAGTAAATATCTCTATCGTTACATTCCCTGTTGCCATTTTCTTTGTCAAGCTCCCAGGTACAGTTCCCTTAAACTCATACGCCGTCGTCTCCTCATATCGTAAATACCCTTCTTTCGATCGGGAGAACTTTTTAACATCTCGTGCAGACGAATAAACATAGCATATAAGATCGTCGTAGGCGGCCAGACTAACGGGTATTGTTTTGCCTTCATCTTCCCACCTTTTAATTGTAAAGGATAAATCTTCTCCTTTATATTTTACCTCTAAGCTCATAACTTATCTACCTCCTCAATAAAGTTCAATATATCTTCGCCCCAACGCCCCCATCTTATTTCCGAAACAAGAGCTTTCAACCGCAATGCTTCATCGTCTTCAAAAGCCAGTTCCTTAGTATTCTTTTCTTCCGCTTCTTTCATTTTTCTGCTTAAGCTAACCCGCTGAATAATGTCGTTCTTTCCGTAACCGTTTGCCGGTCTTGCATTTAAACAATCATTAAGTAAAGTCAACGTCGTTGTATTGCCTTCATATGTTTTTATAAACAGCTTTTTCATATTGCTCTGTTTTTTATTCTGTTTTTCATTTCTAAATCATCTAATCGCCGTTTATGCTCTCCCATCTTTGTGTCGCAAAGTTTTTCATTCGCGTCGAGCAAAATATTAAGTCTTGTAATCGCCTGTTCGTTTTTGTCAAGCAACTGAAAAATCCTTGTATTATAATCTTCCTGCCTCGACACATACTTTTGAATAATCCACCACACAATTATTAAAAGTGTTGCAATTACTCCCCGGTATACCCATATTTCAAACAGCATATTTCAAAATTTAGATTAACTTAAATCGACACTCTGAATTCAACAATATCTCCGTACGTTAAACTAGTACTTATAGTCCCTGAGAATGCTCTTAACGTAGAACTTGAAACCACGTTTTGAGTTGCTATTACTTCACCTTCTCTGTAAACATACGCTGTTATATTTATTGCGCCTAAATAATTAGGCTCTCCTTCCTCAGCAATTTCCGAAATAGAACTAATATTAATCGTATAAGCTCTTGTAGTTTGATTTATTGTCGAGGTCCCAACAACCCCCAAATCACTGCCCCCAAATAGTGTTGAGCTTGCATTGTTCAGTTTCGTCGCAGTGATTGTCCATGCCTCAGTATTTGGAAATAAAGCCAGCTCGTCTCCATTAGCGTTCGATAAATACAAGTATCCGGTCAGCGCTCTCGTAGCATTCCACGAACTTACATTAACTTCTAGAGTAGTAAGATGAATATCTTGCAACAACGAGAAATTAAATAATTCACTTGCCAGCAATGTTCCGCTATATTTCAATGTAATTTTCAAGTGAGTAGCGCCTAACGCCGAGTAATTCAATTCTCCTATATCTATTTTAAAAGGTACATTAACAGTACCCATTGCTGCATTAAATCCAAAACTAATTGGATTTGCAATTTGATTTTGCCAACCAGCTTTTAAAGCATTGTGATTATAACCTCCAAAATCTCCTAAAGAATAATTAGATTTAAGAACATTATAGAATACTCCTCCGCTAATATATCTTGTATATGGAGAAAATTCACTGTATTTATTTACTTTACTAGAAGAACATAAGCTAACTAAATCGTTCGACGATTCCGAAAGAACACTCTTTACACCCGAAATTTTTATGTTAGTTACTTCTACATTTGTACCGGACACTACCATATCCGAAATGCCAGAACTGCTTCTAGCAATCAAAGCACTTGCATCGTAATCACGATACGGCTGCAACGTCTTGCCCATAATTTCTTTTTTTAGTTGTTCTTTTTCTTTGTTTTCGTAACATCCTGCTATCACAATAATAAAGATAGCTGCAACTAGTTTTTTCATAGTATATTATTTTTCATTTTACTTTGCAACTCTTTTATCGCTTCCAGCAGAACAGCAGTAAATCCCATATAATTAAGACTCCTTACACCATCTCCATTTATTTCTACCAGCTCGGGGAAATGCGCTTCAACCTCCTGTGCAATCAAACCCAAATGTCTTTTACCGTCTTTAGTATCAATTCTGTTGTAGGTATATCCATTTATACCTTCAATACGATTCAATACATCGGTAAGCTGTCGCATGTTTGTTTTCAAAGCAGCGTCCGAATAAGCAGTAACATTCCCAGTCGCAACAACATTTCCCGCGTTATCTACCGTCAAAACATCTTGCGTTCCGTTCCATATCCTCGCTATATTGCCGCTTGCATATATTCCCCAAATGTTAGCTCCACTTCGGTTTTGAAAATATAACGTAGCGTTGTTTCCAAGCGATCTTATCTCATTGTCTACATATAAACTACCTCCGTTATATATTCTCATCCTTCCCGTAGCATCCGAGTAAATACCCGTCGCATTAACTTCATTATACAAACCCTCGCCCGAATGATAATTTCTAAACCACGCGTTCGAATATATTTGCGCACCATAAAGGTTTACATCTGTCTTATTTAAATTCCCCGTATTCCACGCCGTCGAAGCATCTTGCTTTTGTCCTATCAGCGTCAGCGTTGTTGTTGCAAAATTGGGGTCGTCTCCCAGCGCTGCAGCAAGTTCATTGAGTGTATTGAGCGCCGCCGGCGAGCTGTCTACCAGCGCCGCAATTTGTGTGTTCACATAACTCTCAGTTGCATATCCTGCTAAGCTAGGTATCGATGGTTTATTGCTTAGGTCGTTATAACTCCCGCTCGTTGCCACTGTGGCAAATGTTGGTTTACCGCTTATGTTTGCCCATGCGTGCGAGTGTCCTGCCTGAAAGTCTGCTACTGTCGCATAATCCAACCATGTGGGCACATCGTTCAATTCATTCCAGCTACTAGCGCCTCCTCCCTCCGCATCCACTTTGCCAGTCGTAGCGTTGTAAGTTAAGTTAGCGCCTAACTTAATTCCACCTAAAACTGTGCCGCTGGCAATCGGCATCGCACTCCACCAACTTTCACTTATCCCCGCTACCGAACTATAAGCAACAATATTACCCTGCGCATAAATATTACCTTCTACAACAATGTCGCCTTCTATCGTTTGCGTCTCTTCTCCTGCAAGCTTTAAAAAATTCGAAGTGTCTGCACCTCCGTTCCCCCCTCCTCCAAGAGATAGCGCACTCGATGCTCCGGGGTATATCCTCCCGTTTCTCGCTTTTCGCGGCACTGTACGTGTAATAATATTAATCATGTGTTCAGAGGTAAGTTATCTTTATTGAACTCAGTGAGCACCAAATCTGCCGTAGCTTCTCCGTAGTCTATAGTGCATTCTGTTATCATCAACTTCTTTCCTAACAGGTAATTATTGTATGTAATATACCCAAACAGATTATTCACAAGGTTTAGCGTGCAAGAGAGCTTCGCCGATGCATTCTTGTAATTACTCAATATACTTCTCAACAATAAATTTTCAAGAGTCGAAGTAAACCCTTCTCTCGTCCAGCTCTGCAAGTAATAATAGTTCGTCCCGTTATAACCCATAACGCCACCGCGTTCAAAAGGAATCCCTGTTACGTTCGTCCCGTGAATAAGCGATACGTTATCTCTCGCATTCTTATATCTTAAGTCTAGCGACTTCTCATATTCTATATCATCGTTCTCAACTGCATTACCGTTCGAATCAGTAACCGTTAACTCAACCTTATCTATCCTGCAATCTAGCGTGTTATTTGTCGCAGTTTCATCCTGATATAAACTAACACCATCACCTGTCGTCCAATTGTATATCGAAAGCTCAAGCACTCCTCCAGCAAACCCACTAGCAAGAGGTATCAAAATAGGCGATGTGACTATACTTCTGTCTGCAAACATATTTTGATTGTTTGCTGTAAGATATTGATCGTTAATCTCGCCGTAGGTATACACCATCGAGTAACTTCCGTCGCCCCTGGGGTATAACTTGTAATCTATTTTTTTAAAGTACTCAAGGTAAAACCAGTTATGCCCTCCCGTTTGTTCTGTCTGCCATGTATCCGGACCGCTAAACCTTACGTATACTTTATCGCCGATTTTTATCTTTAGAAATAGAACTCCATATGTCAGTTTTTTCCCAACTTCAGAACTGTCGTCATAGTTAATTTTCGTCCTGAACATCGCTTCGATATCTATCCTGAGATAATACCCGGCCGATGGAATTACATAAGGTAACTGTTTCTTCCATGTATACGACTTTTTACTTTCATCCGCACTACCAAACGCATATTTCCCAATTTTGAGATAGTATTTAGTCTCTCCATTTTTACTCCCGGCCGTGGCTGTTGCCTTTGCGAACTTCCCTTGATTAAACTTATTCCAGTATATTGAGTAATCATATAGCGTTTCATTCCATGTATATTCACCTGAACCGTTTGCGGTCGTACTCAATTCGGTATTGAAATCAACCTGATTCGCCGCCCACTTTAAAAAATCGATGTCCCGGTATGGAGAATAAACAATTACTTGTTTATTAAATCCTGCCTGTATTTCTTTCGTGCTTTCTGTGCTTGCGTATTCAATATCTGAAATGTCGCCAATATGCAAGTTTACATCTTGTGTATTGATATATTCAAACGTTGTCGCGTTGTACACTCTAAAAGGCTTAGCATCCTCAGCATCTATATAGCTCAAATCGCTTATATAAAGGGTCCCAAACTTCTGTTCAATAAACGCACCATAAGGCTCAAGTATACTCTCTAATACTTTTCTGCAACTCTCTGCGTCTCCGTCTTCGTTGTAGTAGTTTTCCTGAATAACATACTGCTTATGAAATATTGTTTCACCGGCCGCTTGCGTCACCCCGGTAATAGTTGTAGACAAACCAACAAAAATAAACTTCCAATCGAGCGCGAGTTTCGAAAGTATATTAGTAATCACCGTCCATTGCGAAACAATTCCTTCATACTTTGTTTCATCTTCTTTCATATAGCTAATCCTGTCGAGCAGGTTAAACCCGTCATTACAGGTAAAGCTGATAGAGTAGTTATCTATATCCGAGAATGGTTCACTAAACAACTCACTATCCATATAATAAGAACCGATTAAAATAGCTCCCTTATAGTGATTCACTTTATACTTCTTCATATCTTCAGTATAAAGATCTTCAAAAGCTCCGTCAGTCTCGGCCAACAGCGAAAAGTTTAAAATAGATCCTCTCACAGGAACAAACTTATGTGTCACACCAACATATCCCAAAGTCGGGTACGCTTCGCCTGGAATGCACATCGCCGGCGTTAATGTTTCCGAACTGTTTTCTAAAACATTAATCGTGTACTGAGCATTATTAATATCCCTGTAATGAAAATAATATTTAACCTGCCAGCTCATTACCTTCCCCTGCTTATATATTTACTTTCTCTTTCCAAAATAATCATCAAATCTCTTCCCGAAACTTTAGTAACAAGCCTGCTATTGCCACCTGTCGTACCCCCTCCGTTCAGCATCCTGAACAAATTAGCCTGCTGCCCTCCGTTTAAATACATCTCTCCGCTATTTGCCAGCACCGGAACTCTATCGCCGTAATATGAATTACCAGGTACAATACCGCCCATTTGAAATTTAGGAACTAAACTTGAGAAAAGACCTTTAACAGCTGCTACGCCTACGCCAGCTGCAATTAACCCAGGTAGCCCCGCTTTGCTATTAGAAGCTATTTGAGCTGCAATAGCTTGAGCCAAATAACCTTGAATAACTCCTATAGTTGCATCTATAAAAGAGGAAAGGAATTTTTTTAACCCATCAGCAGAACCCGAGAAAAGACCCTGAAACGCTTCACTCATACCACCTAGTGCGTTATTAACGCTCTCTGCTGATACTACAAAACCTTTTAACTCCTTGGTTATATTTTTCCAGTGATTCTGAGTATTCTTTATGCTCTCGTTATACTTATTCTGCCTCGCCGTCAACGTTGCAACAATGTTCGAACTGTTATCGTTCTTCGTAAAGTTCAATGCAAGCGGCTTATTGCTTACCCCTTCCATGTCTGCTTTCTTCATCGCCTTCAACTGTTCTGCCGCAAGCTTCTTCTGTTCTTCAATAGCTGCAGCAATCTCATTCCGCGTCTTGTTATAAAGCTTCGTTGTCGATGTAACATTGTTATTATACTCAGCGCTTAACCGAATACCCTCTGCCATCTTCTCATTAATCTTCTGACGTATCTCCTGGTTATTCGCGTTCGTACTCTGCTCCTGCTTCAGCGCTGCAAGTTCAAGGTCAAAGCCTTCTTTGTTTACTTTATAAAGATCTCCATACGCGGCCCGCAGTTGTTTGGCAAAGCTCATGCGCTGTTGAGCGTTGTAGTTTTCTTCGTCTCTTGCTTTCATCGCAAGTTCGCTTATCCTTTCTTCAACCTCTGCACGCTTCAGCGCTGCCGTCTCCTGAAAGTCTTCAAGCTTATCCTGTATGTCGTTTAGCTTCTTCGCCTTCTCAATATTATCGCTTATTGCATCTCCCCACCCGGTAAACGCGCGTTTCGCATCTTCTCCTGCTCCTTTAAAATCTCCTTTAAATAGTTTCACAATAGCGCTACCAAGCGCTGCAAGCTTGTCGAGAATAGTATTGATAACTGCTTTTATTACGTCAAAAACTTTCCTTAACGAGTCGCTTCCCTCGTCTGTGCGCTTAACCCATGCCACTAATCCGGCAAATGCCGTCGCCAGGGCAATCACAATCGCCCCGATACCCGTCGCTATAAATGCTGTTTTCACCCCCGTTATCGCCGGCACCATCGCCTTAAAGCTTTTAACCCCGCTTAACACCCCGCTCTGCAGTCCTCCCAGCTGTGCAGTCATAGGTGTAAACATTTCAGCCATGTTGCTAAATGCACCCTTTATCCCGCTTGCTGCCGTCTCGCTTCCTTGTTTCAACGCGGCAAACTTACTCTTTGCGCCGTCAGCTCCCTTGTCGAAGCCGGCCGCGTTAAGCGTAAGTTCTGTTAATATGCTAAGTTTCTTTGCTGCCATTTTTGTAAAAGTCGTTTACTACGTTACTAATCGTCTCAACCAGTTCCGGGGGTGGGGGCTCTTTTGCTATCTTAACTTTTGTTTTCTTCTCATCCCACGGCAAAGGCATAATCGAAGTCGCTTCTATATATTTATCTTCAACACTAAAGCAGTTTACAATCTTTGTCGCAAGCTGCCTGGTTTGTTCCCAACGATCTTTTTTGTTTTCCGATATCTCGTTAAGCACCGCTTCAATCTCAAACCACTCCATCTCGTCGAGGAAATATGCGGGACTGATTCCTGTATTTGCAATTACAATCCCGTATATTTCTTTCATCGTCAGGGCTTTTTTCGGGGCAGCGTCTTCGTCCCGTTCGGCCTTTTTTTTTCCGGCTTCTTCTCCGAGTTTACTTTTACAAGAAAATCATTGAACTCCTGCAGTGCTTCGTTGTGCTCATCGATTAAATCGAGAAACTCCTCAAACGTCAGCGTAAAGCTTTCCTGGTTACAAGCTTTAAGCAAGTAATAAAACACTTTGCAGATATTACCATATGTTTCCTTTACCTCGTCAATGCCGCACCCAAACGCTTCTTCAACCAGAATAATACCCCTTGAAGATGGTCCTACCTTATACTCCTTATTACCAAATGCTATCTTGATATAATTCATCGCAAAAAAGATTAAGCAGGTGCATTCGTTTTAGCAAACTGTCCGTGTCCACCGAAAGTGAACGACGCCGTTGCGTCATCACCGTCGTTTGCGGTTACGTCTAGCTTATCAACATACGCCTGTCCGATATACAAATCCTTTGTTGCATCGGGTGTCCATGCGGGACCGGTGCCGCTGGCAATTGCCCAAGTTAGTGTGACTAGCTCACGAGTCATAATCGCATCCGTAAGCGCTTCAAAGTTGGTAGCTGTCGCATCGTAGGTAACAAGCAACTCCCCAGATATCTCCCAGCTCAACCGCCCTTTCGATTTTTCTGTCCATATGCCACTATCCTTCGAGCTACGATCTTTTGTAGCGTGTGTTATGCTCAGCTTATGCGACTTTGCAAAAGCAAACGGTTTTTTGGTTGTAGTTCCTATCCACACCATCAGGTCTTTTCCTTCAACAACTTCCATTTTATTTAGGTTTTATTGTTAATATTCTATCTTACTTTACACTTAAATACAAGCCTCTGACTGTATTCCTCACCATCAAAATCTTCCGACGAGTCAACAACTTCAGCGCTATACAAAATACTCGTAGCATAAACCAGCCTTTCTTTTTCAATAATATCTCTCAGCTTCTTTGCTCTCGTCCTGCCTTCTTCATAGGTCGCTGTAACTACTGTCAGCTCAATATTTGTTTCGTCATACGCGAGAAGATCTTTTGTATATTCCCCTCTTCCGGATACTCTCCTGTAAACAATAAAAGGTGCAGGCGTTTTTTCCGGGGCGATAATAGGGAATATCCTATCTCCAACCAGCCCCTCAACATTTCTTAAGCCATTGAATAATATGTCACCTGCGTATATCATCGTTTATCTGTTTGCGTTTCTTTCGTACTTCTTCAATAAATCGTCATAACTCTTGCGAATATTCTCCGCTATGCTGTTCACCGCTTCTTCTCCCTTGTCTTCAGTTGCCTGTTCTAGAAAGTGAACCGGATCCATTTTTCCCGTCTTTCTCAACTTCCGTCCTTTTCTGGCCTTCGTTTGTCTTTCTTTTGTTCCGCCTTCAAACCAGCGAGCCATATAATGTGTATTACCTACGTTTACCCCTTCAATCGAATCTCCCGTTGCGTCGGTAATATCTTCCATCCTGAAGGCTTTTTCAACCCGTCTTTTGCGTGTCGTCTTTTTACCTGCACTCAGGTTCTTTCTTGCTTCGTCAAGTATAATCTTACCTGCCTTTCTCAAGCCCGCCCGGTATACTTTCTTTTGATTCTCTCCCGTCAGCTCTTCAAAAGCTTTCACCGCTTCTTCCGTCCCGAATATCTTTAACCTTACATCCATGCTATTCGTTTACAAGTTCAAGAGAAAGCTGTAACACCCTGCGAAAAACAAGCGGATTAACAAACGCAATCTTGTAAACCCTGCCCTCCATCTTCACGCGCAACGTCTCATCAATGCCAGCTTTATGCCTTATCTTAATCTTAATGCTTTGCGACGAGAACGTTTCGTTATTCTGTTCGCCTTTATTCCCTGTGTTATATTCAACATCCGCCATGGTATTGTATAAAGTCTTCCATACAACCGAAACAGCACCCGAAGCGCCTTGAGCGTTCGTGCCTTTCAGTATCTCGATCTTGTATTTCAACCTCCCTATATTCACTTCTGTTTACTTTTTACTCAGTACTTAGTACTTTTAAAACACAAACACCCTGTCTACATCCAGTAACGCACTCACCCCGAAGTCCATCTCAGCTTGTATCGTTCCCATAACAACCTGTTCCCGGTGCTCGTACAAATGCCCAACAATTAGTTTAATCGCAGCCTTAACCGTTTCCGGGATCCGCGTTGTGTCTTCTTCGCCGTCTGCATCCACATAACCGCTCTTAAAAATTATCCGTATGCTATTAAAAGCAGTGCGGTCCACAACCGGCAACCCCGCATTAAAAGCGATAAGAGCGGGTTCACTTTCAGCATCTACTTTGTATTTATCAGCTGCAAGCTGTTGCCACACTCCGCCGGCGTCCCGGTATTCAATTTTTGTCACGGACGAAACAGGCGACTTCTCAATCATCAGTACGCAGCTCGGCCAGCTGTTTAAGTAAGCTTCCCACTCTGTAAGCAGGTAACAGCGGCGCTGGTAGCTCTCGCAATAGCGCGTAGCTGCGAGCACCAAGCTGTTAACAATTTCAATTTCCCCTGCATCGTCGGTAATATCCAACACCAGGTGCTTAAAAGCTTCTTCTGTTGTCACTACCTGGGCCGCTGGGAATGTCTTCTGCTTATAGATCATCGGGAATAGAATTAAGCTTTTTCAAAAGTTAAGTACACAACTTCGCCGGGCTTAAAAAAATCGCTTGCAGGAACCTCCTTATCGATATTCATTTTAAGTTCTCCCCATGGCGTTGCTTTTGTAAAGTCAGCATTCTCTCCCTCGGTGCCGTAAATTGCGTTAAGCTGAACGGTCTTGTTGTATTCATTTTCCGTCACCGACGCACATTTAAACTTTGCTTTTACTTTCATTTTCAACTCAGTTAATTAATAAAATTAAGTTTTGTAAAAATCAATTCTTATTGGCGGTTAGCCTGTTTACTTTTTTAAAAAAGCAACAATCTTTTCAGCTGTAGCTTTTCCTATTCCGTTTAATTCATTCAGCGCTTCTACTTCCGTGGGAACATCTTTCACTTCTTTTATTCCTGCCGCAATTAGCGCGTCGCGCCCGGGTAACTCTTTCGGCAATCCTTCCTCCGAGTCTTCAACAAGCCGCGCATATCCAAGCTCAATAAACTCATTACCTTGCGCACTTGAACAATCAAGAGGTTCGCCTTCTGCGTAAGCGTAACCAAAGGGGGCTGTATTTCGAATAAATACTATTTTCATTTTGTTAAAAAAATTAGGTTTTGTTGTTAAAACCCGGAGGTTACACGAACCTCCGGGGAAACTAAAATCACAATGAAACCAACCTCCTATGCTGTTAATGCGTCAAGCATTGCCGCAAATCGTTTGGGCTCAGGTATTGCTGTATCCCAAAACGAGTCTACCGATATTTCAATCTGTCCCGACGTCTTCGAAGTGTAAGGATCCACAATCATATCCAATCCACCCCAGTTGTATATTTGCAATCCGGAGAAGTCACCGAACACTATCGCCGAGCACACACTTGTCGAAGTTCCTTTTGTAAGAGTCGAGGGAACAAGGTTACTAACCGCTGTCTTCTGTCCGTTCAACTCGTTCACAAGCTGAGGCCAAACAAACATCCCCGAACCATCATCCAATTTTGTAGTTCTCAGTTTGTTTTTAACTTTCGGGTTAGTTAAGAAAGCCAAACTCATGCCGGCAACATTTGCAATGTCAAGCTTGCTCTCAAGCTCGCAAATGTGAGCGTAAGTAGGGGCGAGACCGTTTGTACCTCCAACAACGCTTCCAATACCGCTTGTACCCAAAATACCTGTAGGCTGGTTGTTTCCACTGCCGGTACCGTTTATAGCTGCAAGTTCTACAGCCTGAGCAATAGCGGCAAGGATATCACTTATAACCTGACTTTCAAACGCGCGATTGGTCTGTATCAACCACTGTTTCGAAAGTTTTGTTAAAGCGCCCAAACGTTTTGGAGATACGGTAATTACCGATGTATCGGCATCGGTTTCGTCCAAATCTGCGTTTTCAGCCTTCCAGCTTGCACTTGTCGAAGTTCCTTTCACGATATCAAGATTTCCCACCATGTTACCGAACGTCTTTGCGCCTAATCCTGCAAGTACCAGCTGAGGGCGAAGCGCCATCACCAAGCCTTCAATCTCTGTAGGTATCAACATGCCGCCCTGGTCTCCTGTAACACTCGTAGAACCAGTTGCAGTCATCGCACGTTTCGCAATATTGTCGAGCACTTTTGTCGATACGCCAATCCCGCTAATACTCATACCGCAAGCTCTTGCCTCTTTCTCAGCTTCTTGGTGCATTTCAAGTTCAATACCGTCAAGCGACCGGCCTTCTACTCTTGCGCGTATAGCTTTCGTAAACGAATATTTTTCAACTTCTCTTTCTTCCGGATCCTTACCATCATTTTTCTTAAAACTTTTCCCGGCCGCTTTCCGCTTTTCTTCCTGTCGAAACTCCTCCGCCTCAATCTCACTATTTATTTTTCTAATGGAAGTCACCAAATCATTACGCGTTTCGATCTCCTCGGCATTTAGGTCGCGTTTCTCTGCCTGGCATTTCTCAACAATATCGTCAAGCTGTTTCACCGCTTTTCCCTTCAGTTCCCGCAGCTCTTCAAGCGACTTACCGCTCATAGTAATACCCGCCAAAAATAACGGTGCCGCCATAAGCACAGCGCCCCCGGTCTTTTTTACATCCTGTATCGAGGCCAAAAACATGAACCCGCAAATCGCAAGTATCATTACGCTCAAAAATCTGAGCCGCTTGTTAAATCTTTCCTTTACCTTTTTCATCTTCGATTAATTGAATTTTTAATTATTATAGTTTTGCCATCTCTACTAATGTCTTCGACAGTTCCAGGTTTGTTCTAACCTCTGTCGTATCTGTCCTACCTTTCTTATAACTGTCAAGGCTACGCTTCCCAACCTCCGTCTCGTCATATGC